AATCCAAACATGATGATTCGTACTGGTGACACCATTAAGACTATCTCTGAGGCACGCACCGTTCTAGCCAGAGCGACTGTTGCTGAAGAGTTTCCAGTCGACTTTGGTATCTACGATCTCAATGAATTTATGGGCGTCCTTAGTCTTGTTGATCAACCGAATCTCAAATTCCAAGATGAATTTGTTATTGTCAATGATTCAACCGGCCGCTCTAAAGTAAAGTACTTCTATTCATCAGAAGATACTTTGACAACACCACAAAAAGATATCACAATGCCAAAAGCAAATGTAAAGTTTACACTTGACAATGATACGATGAATAAGCTTAAGCGCGCAGCATCAACTCTTGGTCATAGTGAAATTTGTATTTCTGGTAAGGATGGCGTACTCAGTCTTTCTGTGGTTGACTCTCAAAACATGACATCAAATGCTTTCTCCATCGATGTTGATGGTGAATTTGCAGAAGATGCTATGTTTAACTTTATCCTGAGTACAAATAACTTAAAAATCTTACCTGGTGATTATGAGGTACAGATTTCATCTAAACTCATTACGCAATTTAGTCATAAAAGTCTAGACATAAAATACTGGATTGCTCTTGAAAAAACCTCAACTTTTGGAGTATAATATGTCGACAGAAACTCTGACACAACTACGTGAATTGTCAAATCGTACAGCTCGTTCTATGATCGCAGTTGTTGATGCGATGACTCAACGTGGTGCTATTAAGGGAGAAGAACTCTCTACAATTGGTGGTCTTCGTGATCAATCAATTCAAATCATTCAGCTATGCGAACAAGCTGAACAAGAAGCAGCAATGGAAGAAGTTGCCGAAGAACAAGGTTAATGCCTTGCGGGTGGTGCCGAAATACACTCGCCGAGGGCCAAGGTTAGCCCTCACCTTTTTTATATTATGGAGTATGTGAATGTCTAATGATTTCCTCTGGGTCGAAAAGTATCGGCCTAAAACAGTTTCTGAATGTATCTTACCAACGCCTCTTAAACAAACCTTTCAAAAGATTGTTGAGTCTGGTGAACTTCCTAACATGTTGTTTACCGGTACGGCTGGTCTAGGTAAGACTACCATTGCAAAAGCTCTTTGTAATGAACTCAATCTTGATTATATTTTAATCAATGGTTCTGAAGAAGGCAACATCGATACTCTTCGTGGTAAAATCAAACAGTTTGCTTCTTCTATCTCACTTCAAGGCGGATACAAAGTCGTCATTCTTGATGAGGCAGATTACCTAAATCCTCAGTCAACTCAACCAGCACTTCGTGGTTTTATTGAAGAGTTTGCCAACAATTGCCGGTTTATTCTTACATGTAATTTTAAAAATCGTATTATCGAACCACTTCATTCTCGTTGTGGTGTATACGAATTCAATACGACTAAAATAGGCATGATAGAACTTTGCGGTCAATTTATGGAACGTGCATGCGTTATTCTTGATAAAGAAGGTGTACAATACGATAAGAAAGTATTACCACCACTTATTATGAAGTTTGCACCGGACTGGCGCAGGATTCTTAACGAACTTCAACGTGGATCTCATACTGGTTTTCAAGTCAACGAATCAGCAACTGGCTATGACGATCTTTTCACTTATTTAAAAGAAAAAGACTTTAAGAAAATGCGGTCATGGGTTGTCAACAATATAGATACTGATGCTGCTGCAATCTTTCGTGGTATCTATGATCGCATGGCTGATAAAATTGAACCACAATCAATTCCACAGTTGGTTCTTATTCTTGCTGACTATCAGTACAAAAACGCGTTCGTTGCTGATCATGAACTTAATGTTGTAGCATGTCTTACGGAGGTTATGGCTAATGTCCGATTCTCCTGAAATCATTCTTTATACGCAACTTGGCTGTGATTTTTGCGATATCATGAAAAATAAACTAAGTGACTGGGGCTATTTGTTTCAAGAGGTTAATATCTCAAAAATGCCTGAACAAAAAGAATTTTTGCGCAAAGAAGGTCATACGACTGTTCCACAGCTTTATGTGAATGGCAAGCATGCTAATAAAGTTGATACGATTTATTTTACCGAGGAGATGCTTCGTGAATCCCTTTGAGTTTGTAAATGATATTAATCATGGTAAGTCTAATATTATGGTTGATGATATCACTGAAAAAGCTTATAACGCTTTTATGGTAAATCGTAGTTTGTCTTATTTCAATGACACAGTTTTATTTGCCAATGAAATGAATCTTAACGCGCATCTTGATAATCGTCTACAATTTGACTTTCTTATAAATATAGTTAGAAAAAAGAAAAGATTTTCTAAATGGGCCAAGGCTCAAAAAAGCAGTGACGTGGAAGTAGTTAAAGAGTATTATGGTTATAGCAATCAAAAAGCACGCCAAGTCCTCGATCTTCTCACGTCTGATCAAATTGACGATTTAAAAAAGAAGGTTTACCGAGGTGGAAAAAGATAACACTATAATTCAATGGACACCCGCCTCCATGCTTGAGGTGACATTGAATGAGCCAGATGATTTTCTTAAAGTAAGAGAAACACTGACAAGAATTGGCGTAGCATCAAGAAAAGAAAATACACTTTTTCAATCTTGTCATATTCTGCATAAACAAGGACGATACTTTATCGTTCATTTCAAAGAACTCTTTTTACTCGATGGAAAAAAGTCTAACTTAGAAGAAAATGATATTGCTAGACGTAACACAATTGCTACTCTCATGTCTGATTGGGGACTAGTCTCAATTGATAATAAAGATGATGCTCACCCACTAGCACCAATGCGTCAAATTAAAATTATTCCTTTTAAAGAAAAAAATAATTGGACTTTACAACCAAAATATAATATTGGAAACAAATGAGCTTTGAATATAATGGATGGGAACGCGATTACCTGAATAACCAAAAACAATATGATGAATTATTTCGTAATTCAATCATGGCGGGTGAGCAAGACGTTTCCATCAATTTTCTTGAAGAACAAGTATCTCATATTGCAAAAAGACGTTATGCTGCTTCTGTGGCAAACGCAACTGATGGTTTACAATTTGCTTTAGAAGCACATGGCATAAAAGCTGGTGATGAGGTACTTGTTTCAAATTTTTCTTGGATTTCTTCTGCTACACCGGTTTTAGCAATTGGTGCTATTCCAGTATTTTGTGAGATTGATTCAGATACGTATCAAATTACTCTTGATAGTATTAAAAGAATGTCGACAAATAATACAGTAGCTATCATTTATCCATGTTTATTTGGAGCAATATTTCCAGAAATTTTTGATGTTGTCGAATGGTGCAAAGAAAATAATATTATTTTTATTGAAGATTCATCACAACTTATTGGAACACAATTAAATGGAGTACCTGCTGGATCTATTGGTGACATTAGCATTTATTCTTTCAATGACAATAAAGTAATTGCTGGAATCAACGGTGGTGGCATGGTTATGACTAACGATAAAAACATTAGAGATCATGTTGCAAAATTAGCTTATCATGGAAGAGGATCTAGCTGGAAAGACAGAGATGTCAAATATTTAGGCCGTAATTCTAAAATGTATTTGTTTAATGCTAAAGTAATTGAACTGCGTTTAAACAAAATAAAAGAGTACCAATCTCGAAGACAATCGATTGCAAAGATATATGATGAGTTTTTTGCAAATCATAAACAAGTTTATGTGCAATCATTTCCACATAATTTAAATCACAACTATCACAAATACGTAATTCGATTTGAAAATAAAAAAATAAGAGATAGTGTGAAGGAAAAAACTGGAGCAAATGTTCATTATGATCCAGCAATATCTCAAAATACTTATTTTAAAAACAAATATAAAACAGATAAAACTTCTGTATCAGAACATTGTGCTGGTACTATCATGTCACTTCCAATTCATGCATGGATGACAAATGAAGAAGTTGAAGAAATATGCGAAACCATTGATCATTCATTATGGGAATCGTATATATATTAATGGATGCCGATATCGGGTCCATTATTTAACCTTGCTTAACAGGAGGTCACAATGACTAAAGCAACTTATTTGCCAAGAAATGCATTCCTTGGCTTTGATCACATTTTCGACCAGCTGGAAAATATTCACAGCCAAGCGAAAGATACCTATCCACCACATAACGT